TGAAGATCAACGAGCGCCTGGTCAAGGGGGCCAAGTGGAAGGTCAAGATCACCAGCGAGGACAGCGACTACAAGGCCCTGACCGGCAATTTGGAGGGTCCTGTGACCTGCGGCGGCGAGGGGTGCGCTGCCAGGCTGGGCGCGGTCACCGGCGGGCAACTCCACAGCGACGATACCCGGATCGGCAGCGAGGAGAAGAAGGCTGTCACGGAGCAGTTGGAGATCGACTTAGAGGTGGGGGACCAGGTGCTGTTGCTGACGGAGGATGACCAGATCTTTTACATCTTGATGAAGGTGGTGGACGCCGTATGAGCAGCATTTTTCCCATGATCCAGCCGCCCACAACGACCGAGAGCGCCGACGCCACCCTGCCCCTGTGCCAGGAGGTGGCGTGGGACTACCAAGCCAACCGGCCCATCTTCCGCCGGGGATTGCCGGTGGTCGTCACGGGCCTGCAGGCGGTGGAGGTGTGGATCTGGAAGGCCCTGTACACCGCCCGGTATCGGTACGAGATCTACTCCTGGGACTACGGATCGGAGTTTGAGTCCCTGATCGGCCAGGCCTACACCGACACCCTGAAGGAGGCGGAGGCCCCCCGGTACTTGAGAGAGTGCCTGCTGATCAACCCTTACATCAAGGCCGTGAAAAATATTACCGTCACCTTCCAGGACAGCCGACTGATCGTGGAGGGGACGGCGGAAACCATTTATGGGGAGTCGAGGATCTATGCCACTTTTTAGCGATGAGACCCCGGAGACCATCCAGGCCCGCATCCTGGGGCGGACGGACACCGAGCTGCAGACCCGGGAGGGCAGCTACACCTACGATATGACCGCGCCCGTGTCCTTTGAGCTGTGGCGGGTGCTGATGACCCTGGACGAGCTGATCAGCGCCTTCTACGTGGATGAGTACAGCGGCGACTATTTGGACGCCCACGCGGATCTGATCGGCCTGGCCCGGCGGGTGGGCACCAAGGCGGCGGCGGTCATGCGCTTCACCGGGCGCAGCGGCGTGACCATCCCGGCGGGAACGGCGTTCTTCAGCGAGTCGGGCCTGGAGTTTGACTTGGTATACGACGTGACCCTGAGCGGTGGCACGGGGACGGGCTACGTCCGGGCCGCAGCGGTGGGGGACGAGTACAACGTGGATGCCGGGGAGATCGACCAGATCCTGCGGACCATCGCCGGCCTGGAGAGCTACACCAACGACGCCGCCACCGGCGGCACCGACCCGGAGAGCGACGCCGCTCTGTTTGAGCGGATCGACGAGAAGCGCAAGTACCCCGCCACCAGCGGCAACGAGGCCCACTATCGACAGTGGGCCATGGCCTGCAACGGCGTGGGGGAGTGCCGGGTGGACAGGCTGTGGGACGGCCCAGGCACGGTTCGGGTGGTGGTCGTGGGCTACGACATGGAGCCGGTGGATGACACGGTGGTCACCGCCTGCGCCGAGTACATCGAGACCCAGCGCCCTGTGGGGGCGGAGGTGACCGTGGTGTCCGCCGCCGGGCTGGCCATCAGCGTCACCGCCACGGTGACCATCGGCCCGGAGGTGGCCCTGGCGGACGTCCAGGCGGCCTTTGTGTCCAAGTTGGACACCTACCTCCACTCGGTGGTCAGCGCCGCCTTCCAGGCCCTGCGGGCGGACAAGGACGCCCCCAAGACCTGCACGGTCTACTACAACCGAATCGCCGCCCTGCTGATGGACGTGGACGGGGTGGCCGACTACCAGGACCTGCTGGTCAACGGGGGCACGGAGACCATTGTCACCGATGAGATCTCAGTGCCCGTGCTGGGGGAGGTGACCCTGTCGTGAGGGAGCTGGTCAGCTACTTGCCCGAGTATTACGACAACAGCTCCGAGACGGCGACCATCCAGCGGGCGATCCAGCCGGAGATCGACCTGGTGTGGAGCGCCCGGGACGACCTGCTGCTGCAGCTGAACCCCCGCACGGCCACCTGGGGCCTGGACTACTGGGAGGCCGCCCTGGGGCTCCAGGTGGACCGGAGCAAGGACCTGGAGTTCCGCCGCACCCGCGTGGTCGCCAAGCTCCGGGGCCGGGGGACCACCACCGTGGCCCTGATCAAGTCCGTCTCCGAGAGCTTCTCCAACGGCGCGGTGGACGTGCGGGACATCGCCCGGGAGTACCGGGTGGAGATCCACTTTGTGGGGACCATCGGCATCCCGCCCAACTTAGAGGACCTGCGGGCGGCCCTGGACGACATCATGCCCGCCCACCTGGACTGGATCTTTGTCATCTACTACCGCACCCATGAGATGGTCCATCGGTACACCCACGGGGAGCTGAGAGCCTTCCAGCACACCACCATCAGAGAGGGGCAGCTGCAAACATGACAGAAACGGAATATCTCAAGCTGAAAAAACCGGCGCAGACCGATTACTACAACGTGGACGACTTCAACGACAACGCCGACATCCTGGACAAGCAGATGCAGAACCTGGGCGAGAAGAAGGCCGACCTGGACGAAGAAGGCAAGGTGCCCCTGGATCAACTGCCGGACAGCATCAAGGTCTATGAGGCCGGAGAGACCGCGCCGGACAACACGTCCATCCTGTGGATCGACACCGCCAACGAGAGCGTCATCAAATACTACAACGGCACCGCATGGGTGCCCACCCACTCCATGTGGGCGACTTAAAGAGAGGAGTGCTGTACTATGGCTATTTCTACGGAGGATCGGGATTATCTGGTGCTTATGATCGACCTGAGAACCTGCCTGGCTAATAACGATGTGGCCCTGGCCGAGAGTGTACGGGATGCCGTGAATGAGATGGATCCGAGTGATAAAATTGCTGACGTAATAGAGGATCTAATAAAGGACGAAAATTTGATTGATCGGCCTGGAAGCGTGGATGCGTATCAAATCATTGTGAACGGTGTGGACTGCGTGAGAAACAGGGAACATAAGTTAACAGTTATGGACGCGGCCAAGGCGTATCACAGCAAAGACCTGAGTGCTATCTCTACCTGGCTGGACGAGAAGGCATTAGAGTCTATTGATTTGGACTCTGAAGAAAACCCGCGTGTATATATTGCGTTCCTGATCCGGCTATGTGCTATTAGCAGAAGATATGACAAAATGCAGGAAATTCGTGAAAAGTTGAAGGAGGTGCTGTAATGGCGTGCAGCACGTGCAGCGTGGCTTGTGACCAGGATTGTGGAGCCTGCGGCGTTTTGTGCGGGAGTGTTAGCGGCTGCAGCGGTGGCTGCGCAGATGTATGCAGCGGATGTTCTTCGGATTGCGGGCGCAGCTGTGGAGATTGTGACGGTTATTGTACGAGCTGCTCAGGAGAATGCGGCGACTGTGACGATGCCTGTGACACGGCCTGTGGGGACCGTTGCAGCGTAGGGTGCGGCGACGGATGCAAGGACCAGTGCGGCGATGGCTGTACCAGTTGCACCAACTGCACAGACGATTGCACAGGAGACTGTGGCGATGGTTGCACCAGTTGCACCAGCTGCACAGACGATTGCACAGGAGACTGTGGCGATGGTTGCACCAGTTGCACCGGCTGCTCCGGCTGCGGGGGTGCCTGTTCCAGGAGCTGCACCAGCTGCACGGGCACCTGCAAGAGCCACTGTGACAACGGTTGCACCGCCACCAACATGACGGCGGTCTATAACGCCCTGGGCAAGGACCTGGTGCTGGACGCCATCGTCCGGGCCTCGGATGTGAACGACATCGAGACCTACATCGTGCGGGAGCTGAAGCGCCGGAGTCTCTCCTACACCCAGGTTACCGCCACGGTGGACACCCCCGCGACCTCTGCCATGAAAGACGCCATCCACAACAATTGCGTCAAGGCCGGATACTCCAAGACCGAGGCCACCGGGAATCTGTCCGCCGCCCAGATGCAGCGGTATATCGCCTACATAAAGGAGTTGTACAAGAAAATTGTGGTGCCCTAAATTGAGAGAGCAAAGGGAAGTGACCCTGTCCACGGAGGACGCCGAGAGGGTGGAGCGACTGTACTTCGAGTACCGGTGGCGGAGGGATGTACTGAAACAGATCCAGGCGGCCCAGCTGCCGGTGCCGCCGGAGCTGCTGGAGCGGCACCGGCGGGAGTACGTCAGCTGCGCCCTGGAGCTGAGACAGACATACACCGATTACTTGGTCAAATACGCCCAAATCTGCCCAAAACTCTGTATGTGTACCGGGATCGACTTCCGAGAGAAGAAGTTGTACTGGAAGGAGGTGCCCCATGCGGAACAGAATTGAGGAATACCAGAACTGCGTTAGCCGCCTGTGGCCCGACCCGGACCGGAACGTGCGCAGCGTCACCCTGCAGGTGACCGACGGCTGCAATCTGCGCTGTACCTACTGCTACCAGGGCCACAAGGGGAACCACGTCATGGAGTTCAGCACGGCCAAGCGGTTTATTGACCTCCTGCTGGCCGGGGAGAACCCTTACATCAACTTCGACAACACCTGTGGTTTTATGCTGGAGTTCATCGGCGGGGAGCCCTTCCTGGCCATCGACCTGATCGAGCAGATCACCGAGTACACCATCCATAAGATGATCCTGGAGGATCACCCCTGGCTGGGCCGGTTCCGGGTGTCCATCTGCTCCAACGGGGTGCTGTACTTCGACCCCAAGGTCCAGGCGTACCTGGA